TTGCTGTACTGCGGGTAGCTGAAGCGCCAGCAGGTGCGACCTGTGCTCCGCCCGATCTTTTCGCCGCTTGGAATTTCTGTGGAAACTCCGTGCGCATGCGTTTGTCAACTTCACTATAGTACTCATCACTCGACGGGTCAAATCCTTCTTCCTCAACCAGTTTGCGATGAATACCAAACGAAGCATAAGTCATAACTTCATCTGAACCAAACCACTCGTTTTTATCAGCCCAGTCTTGGGCTCGGGGGTCTGGTTTAGCGGCCTTCTGCTGCGGGGCAGCGGCAGGCTGTTGTGTTTGTTGTGGAACAGGTTCGGCTTCCTGAACAGACAGACGCTGTTTAGCAACACGAACACGCTCCTGCATAAGAGTCATTTGAGACAACTGCTCTTGCGCAGTAAACATTGCTTCGCTGTCACCAGCGTCATATGCCTCACGGTACTGCTGCTTAACAGCCGCAACTTGACTTTTAATGCGTGATTCTTCCGAGTTGACGTAGCCCTTGTCCAGGTTTTTAACCTGAGTCTTGAGCTTGGTGTTCTCGTCTAGAAGCCGTTGAGCCATGGTAACCGCTTCTTCGCGGTCCCGTTCCTCTTTACGGTATTTCTCCGTCAGCTTCTTAATCCGGCCTTGGACCTTCTGGCTATAGCTTTCTAGCTCATCAGGCTCCGCCGCAGATTCCGCTTCAACCCTTTCAGGCTTCGACGGCTTTTCGTCTTCCTCCGTAGAATCGATTTCGACCTCTACGCCTGTGTCCTCGTCGTCAAGGACCTCTTCATTTTCTTGGGACATAATCTTCTCCTAGACGTGCTTGATGTCGTCAGGCTCTAAGAGCGTAGCGATAACCTCGTCATCATTAATGATGCGAACCTCTCCGCCGTCGATCTTAAAACGTGAACCAGAATACCGACCAATACAAACCCATTGGCCCTCTTTGCACCATGGCGCTGCGTCAACACCGAACTTGCCGGGGTCTTTGTAGGCCAAAGGTCCTAACTTCAAAACGTAAGCCACAACAGTAGCTACAGCTTCTCTAGCTCGGATTTCGTCAGGGATATGTAGACCCCCCTGCGTTTTAGTCGTACCTTGGTACGGCATAACCAACAGTCGCCAACCCGTAGGTTGAGGCAGTCGATCCATCAGGGATGTATCTAAAAGTGCGGGATCTAATACTCGATCCGCAGCGTTAACGTACGCGCTATCTACAGGGGACGACTCAGTTGAACTTTCAACTTTTCGGTCCTTGCTAATTTTCTGCGCTACATGATCAGGAAGAAATAAGGTCTTCGACATCTTCAGCGTGGTTCTCCAGCAGGGCTTTAATTTCCTCACGAGCGTAGGTCAGGCCCCGTATCTCACCCACCATGAGCTTATAACTCTCCCAGTCTTTGGCAGCGTCATGTGCGAGAGCACTTGCAATATCTTGTTCGCGCTCTCGTAGTAGCTTATACATGTATGTCGCAAAGTCTACAAGGTCCATTAAAGAATATCCCTTTCTGAACCTTCAGCCATGGCCGTGATAGGCCCGCCCTTTACCCATTCATTACAAACGTAGTCAGCAGAACACATGAATTTGTAGATCTGGCAGTAGCCAAGATCGCCAGACTCATCACCGATGCAGTCCATCATGTCTTCCGTTTGGTTGTATGCACCACAGTTGCCGCAGACTTCAGAGAGCTTGAACCCACCGTCCTCTGTAGCATCGTGGTAGTTCGCCTCGTCCTGCGCATACATCTTGTTAACGTCGTTAACTTCTTCGTCCTGCGTGGCTATCGGGCAGCTAGAGCCGTTGTCATCCCCGTCCATCTTATCGACAGGGATGCCATCAGGCATTATGCTGATCATAATCGTAGGCATTAGTAAGTCTTCCCACGGTTCGGGTTGTCACGGACATCGCCCACACGAACTACGCCGCCGCCCATGTAACCTCTTTTTACCATGCCGCCGCCCATGTACTTGTCGGTAGGACTACCTTCTGTAACACGGCGTAGGGCTTCTGAGTTGCCCCTGCTAACTGCTGCGTCTTCCGCAATGGAGTCGGGCCGTTTTTGGGGACGTGTGGGCTTTTCTCGCATTTTAGGGCGCTTTGAAGTTGAAGGTGCGGACGTTGGGTACTCAGGCTTCGAGACAGAGATTGGAGCAGACCTTGCTCGGTCGGAACCCTCTGAGGCCCTAAACTCTTCGAAGGGGATCGGCGCTCGCTCTAACATCGCAGATTCCCTGGCGGCGTTCCTGTCCTCTTTAGCTTTTTTTCTTGCGATAAAATCTGCAAGTTCTTTGCCTGTTTTTTCGGCCATTGTATTTCTCCTAAACCATAAGTTCAAAGTGGGGGCCATCGATAAACGGACGGCGGTTCTGTGAGCGGCGCTCATCAATGTAACTGTTCATGGCATCTTCCATGGTGCCACCGTGGAACTGAGCTATGTTTGACACTGTCCATGCTGCGCCCCAACGGATCGGAACGTCAACTTCACGAGCAGCCTCGGCCATAGCGTCAGCAATCTCGTCATACAAATTCAACTCCCAAGACCCCCTTGAACCAATATATGCCATTAAATCAACGGCATAACCGTCAAGGTGCTTGGACTTCATAGTCTGAGACGCGCCCTTCTCAACCAAGGCACGTTGCTCTTCCAGCGTTCTCATGCCGCAGATCACGCCGAAATCAATTTTGCTGCGGTGGATGGCAGAGTTAACAACCGCAATCAGGCGCTCGTCTAAGCCTTCCAACCGATCAAGGCTGCGCTGTGATAACTTATACATATTATTATCCCTTCGCTATTTTTTTAGCGGTGGCCGACAACCCGCTCATGTGAACAAGGTTTCGGCTACTCGCCGTGTGCTTTGCACCCGACATAAGTTTACCACCCGTTTTGTGAGTAGCACCTTTATGTTCCTTGCCATCACGGAAATAGTGCTTCATATTTTTAGCCATTTTATTTATCCTTTTTTAAGATACTTTGAAACGGCCCTGTTACCAAACCAAAAACTCATGATAGCAGCGAAAAGTCCAGAAGTTTCAGCGGTCCACATCAGCGTAACGGCTGAAGCCCAGTCCCCACCTTCGTTCATAACCTTAACCATGATTACGACTTGTACGGCAACGAATAGGCCAAAAAAAGCATAAGTGATGACAGGCCTGACAGACCCCCTAAGTGCGTTAACAAACCCTCCAGCATCGATACTGTCATGCTTATACAGCCCCTCTGTCTCTTTGATGTCTGCCTGCTTGTCTAGCAAACTCAACTGAAGCTCAGAGCGTTTGCTCATGAGTTCCATTTCGAGCTTCATGCTCTCCATCTTCTGTTTGTGTTCTTGCCCTGCCTTAAAGAAGTTTAAAACTTCAGGCAGAAACGAACTACCAAAGCCCAGAAGGCTACCTAATAATGTCATCATCTCTTTGATTCCATTGCGTTAAACCCAAAGAACGCTCCGACCAATGCACTTACACTGACGAAGTACACCCCCGCGATAGACGTAAGTGAAGCAGTCGCCTCGCTCAACCCTATCGCTGACGTAATTACGATAGAGGCAGGGTACAGCAACATGCCGCTCAACGCAAACCAAACCATTTTACGTTGCTGATCCCGCTTGGCGTCCTCGTCGTCAAGCCTGCGCTTGCGATCCTCTAAAGCCAGATCGTCCCACTCTTGCTTATCTACAGCGCCACTACCGTCAGCGTCAGCTTTTTCAAACTCCGTCATCATTCTTCCTTCAAACAAAACTGGCAGAAGTCGCCCCGCGAGGGGCTTCCGCAACTAACACACTTTAAGAGATTATTTGCTTTAGCACGTTCTACTGCCCTTTTCCGCTCATCGGGAGCCATAGGTCGTATATACATCCGGTCAGGCATCTTCCAAACTCCTTGCGTAAGCAACCGCGTGGTTCTTGTTGCGCGTTATTATAACAACTTTTCCATGTTTGTCATATACAACGTAATCTCCACGTTTATTCCGGTATAACCTCAAAGCAATACACCACCGTTGTGCTGTTAGTTATCAACACTTTGGCATCCTTCAGCGCCTCGTTGCATTCCTGTTCAGTGGATAACTGAGCAAGCTGATAATACTCCAGCTTATTATTTGTGAACATAAACCAAACCAAAAAAAACATCACAAACCTACCTTGATCCTGCCGTCTTTCAGCAAACTAAGTATATCCTCAAAAGTCCTTCCAGACATTTTGGCTAGACCCTCAATAACCACATTCACGTTCTGGTCAAAGATATATATGATCTCTTTGTCTTTCATCACCACTTCCCCTGTTGCTTACCCGCAAAGTACAGAACAAGCACCAAACCAGCTACGCCCGAAAGGCCAATCAAAATTCCAACTGTCCAGTCAATGACTGCGCGTTTAAACTCTTCCTTGCGGTAAAGCTCCTCTTTGCGCTGCTTTCGCATCTGTGCCTCAATGTGCAGCACTTCTTCCCAAGCGGATGGCCCGTAAGTCCATGAAATATAACTCTTTATTTCGTTCCGCATTTCGGACATTTTCTTTTTTTGTGCAAATATTTCGATGGCCGTTTCGGTGTTCGACCCCTTGAAAGAATACCACGGAGGATTCTTGGCTTGGTCCTCCGCAAAGCCAAAATCAGAAAAAGCCTTGCCCCAAGTGGACAACTGACCTGTCATGTCTTGGAGTTCGCGGCCAACGGCAATGCCTTGTTTTATTGCTTTATATGCGCCTGTGGCTAAACTTACAGCCGTAATGGGGTCAATCATGTCAGTACAAACCTTTCCGGGCAAACGTACACAGGACTAACCCTGTACACGCGGTCATACCAACTGCCGTTCTTATTAGATCCGCAGTCGTAATAACAATATTGGAAAAGCTGGTTGCCCCCACGCCCGTTTAAAAAGGCGTGGTTAAACCCAACGAACACAAGCACACAGAGCACTAGAACAGTCCGAGAAACCTCTGAGGCCGTGCTATCGGGCTGAACCGCCTATTAACCATACCGCCAGAGGAATACTTACTTTTCCCAGCTTTGCTTAAAGCAATAGCCACCGCTTGATCTTGCGGTTTTCCAGCAGCCATTTCGGTCTTGATGTTCTGGCTGATTACATCTTTGGCACTACCTGTTTTGAGAGGCATTCCGTTGCTCCATCGCTTGGCGCTGTACGTCAATCCGTTCCCGGTTCACATCACTGCGCTCGTCCGCAATCTGCTCCTGAAGCTCCAGTCTAGCAGAGTCAGTCGTAGCCTGCTGCTGTAGCTTCATCTGGTCAAGCTGTAACTTAGCCTGATCCATCTGAGATTTCTGCTCCGCTTCCATCTGCTTGATGGCAAGCTCTTGCATACGAATCGTAACCAAAGGATCCTGCTCTTCTCCGCCTTCACCTTTGTTCGTCAGCATCGGCATAACCTGCTGCAGAAGCTCAGTCTCAAGCTGCGCAACGCGAGCCTCGATCTGATCAGGTGGCATCTGCCCCTGTTGTTGCCCCTGCATCTGCATCTGCTGTATCTGCTGTTGGGCAATCTCAGGGCGGATAGCCCCCGTTTGAGCAAGGGCCTGCATCTGAGCCATGCCCTGCTCCATCTGCTGCTGTTGCTGCATCTGCATCTGTTCAATCTCTTGCTGAACCATGGTCCGAGCCTTCATGTGAACGTGCTGCAGAACGTGGCTGAACAATGCCGCCAACACAGGCGGCGTTTGCTGCAGTATGTTTAACTCAAGTAACGAAACGTGCGCATTTATGTGCGCATCGTGATCCTGCTGTGGGAACGCCTGCGGTGTCTGACCGCCAAGCATAGCCGCGTTCTCCGACGCCGGGTCTTGCGGTTGAGGCTGTGGCTCCGGCGGCAAGATCTCGTCAATGTTCTGCACCTCTAATGCCTGATACATCCGACGATACGCTGCATGTAGGTTATGCATCTGCGGGTTAGACTGAGCCAACTGCAACTGCGTCTGGGCCAGGGTAACACGCTGCGACATCGAGAAGATGTTCGGGTCAGAGACGGGGAGGACATCTACCCGAGCATCAAAGTCTTCGACCTTAACCTGTGCAGGAGCCCCTGCCACCTCATACGGATACATAGGAGGTAGGTTTTCGGCGAAGATACGCGCAAGCAAACGAAACTCCGTCTTCTGCGCGTAGTGCATCCGTTTGTGAATCGCAGACATGACCTTCATGCCACGCTCCAACATCGCAACAGTCGTGCCAACAGGAGTCTCACTGCCCATGTCCGCCATCTGCTGATCAGCCAAAGCAACGAACCTACGTCCGTCGTTCACCAGACCGCCTAGCATTGACGCAAGGGCCGCGGACGGCTCCTTGTACGGCAAAGGCACAATAGCGTCTCTAATGCTGCCTCCGGGCGCGTCAATGTCTCTCCACTCTCCGGGCTGCAACGGCTCATCGGAGTTGCGTACACGCACTCCACGGGCCTTAAATCCAGCAGGGAGGTTGGCTAGAGTACCAGCGTCGATCAACTGGCGTAGCAAGCTCGTAGCCGCGCGGCCCAATCCACCAATCATGTGGATCAAACCAAAGCCGTAAAACCCCAGACCAGGCATAAACTTGTAATGCACAAAGTACTGGCGCTTGCGCTTCAGAATATCTTCCTCGTCGTAGTTCCGGCGAATAGCCAAAACCTGACCAGACGAATGGTCCAAGGTCACAATGTACGGCAGGTTAATGCCCGTAGGCTCACCCGTTGCCGGATCAATGTCCTCGAAACCCTCAATGTCCAAAGTGGCGTGGAACTCCAAGATCGTCAGCACATCTTCGCTGTAGTTCTTGGATAAGCCCTCAAGCTCGTTAACCTTCTGGCGAACGGGGTTCTCTTCAATGTCTTCCGACGCCTTCAGATCAACATCACGGTAAATACCCGCGTACTGCATCTTGGCAACTTCGTTATCGTCCATACGCAAAACATGCGTAACGCGGCTTGCCGTCTGCAAATCACTGGCAGAATAAGGTACAACCAAGTCCTGCGCAGGAATAAACTTAGATACAGCCCGCTGCTTCGTAGGATCAAAGTATACTTTCTTGAACGTAGAACCAGACAGCGGTAAATAAAACAACATCTGATCCATGTCCGGATCGTACTCTTCCATCACTTCCGTGATCTGGTAGTTCATAAAGTCCTTGACACGAGTAGCCTGCTCCTCGCGGGCGAGATCCTTCAAACCAAGAACACTCGTGCGAACAGGGCCTCCAGCAGGAAGCAACTCTTTATAGGCCTGGGCCTGAAACTGAGTTACACTCTCCGCAACCAACGGATGCGTAATCCCCGACGCGCCCTCAAACGGTGTAGAACGGTCCTCGGTCTTAATGCCCAACAGGTCCAGCCCGTTGACGTAAGACGTCTCCCACTCTGACCGTGACTCAAGGTCCTCTTCATACATACTGCGGAGCTCACTAGAAAGCTCCCCCAGCGTAGAATCCTCCAAGAACTCAGCCAAGTTGGCGTCGAACGGAATTAATTCAGCTTGGTCCATCTCGTCAGCCATGCCTATGGCCTGAACAATCGCCCCGCCCTCTCCGTCGTCTATAACTTCTGCTCCACCCTCGAACATCTCAGGTGAAGAAATCTCCATCTCTAGATCCGGAAGGCCTGCGGTGTCGTCTAGGTTTAACCCCGGTGCGACCATGTTTGGTGGTAGAGCCATTAGAATGTTCCTTTAAACTTGGAGCCCTTTACTTGACCGCCTCGGGAAAAGCCTTGAGTTTCTTCGATACTTTTAGGACGCGACTTAGGACGCGTTCTTTTCAACTCTTTTTGTTTTTTTTCGCTAGCAATATCGTCTAGGTAATCAGGGTATCCAGTGTTTGTTGCGGCTTTATCAAACCCTGATGCTTTCAACAAGTATGGAACAAGTGTATGCCCGCCGACCCGCTGAAACGTATTGCGTTTGTCTTTGCTGCTACTTTCGTCGGCCATCAGTAATACTCCCTTTTCTTAGGACGCCATTCTAGTTCGTCTTCCTCTTCGCCCTTCAGAGAGATGAACCCTCCCTGTCTAAAGCGCATGAGTGCTAAAGTCATACTATCACAGAAGTCATCGTTTTCGCCATTAGGAAATGAAACTATTTCTTCTATGACTTCATCAGCAAACTTTTCGTGCATCGGTGCCCACACCATACCAGCTTCGAACAATGGAGCAACCATATGCATTCTACTGACCTTATCAGTTCCTTTGCCCGGTGAGAAGCCCAGTGCAGGAATGCCACGAAGCCGCAACTCGTCAATCAGTGGTGTGCCCGTCGCCTTCGCTTCAACCAACACCATGTCCGGCTCCCAATATTCATGCTCCTCATAGGCTACCTCCTTGAGTTCAGGGAAATTCCAACGACCGCGCCTCGCGTCCAACAACACAATGTGGTCCGGCCCACCATCCTCGGGCTTGAAGATTCCCCAAGTCGTAATCGCAGAATAGTCGGCACTTTGCTTTTTCGAGAACGCCGTATCGTAAGACTGCAAAACGTAGCTCAAAGGCGGGATCTTCTCCTTGTCCCAGTCCAACCACCACTCGCGTTTGATGATCGCAGACTCAGATGACGTCGGGGTCTGCTGCCACTGAGCATTCCACTTGCCAACAGGCAACGAAGCCTTGATCGAAAGCAGAGCGTCCTTGTCCCAGAATTCAGGCCATAAAGGCCTATCTGAGGGCAAAATAGCAGGGAATTCAACAACTTCCCACTGGTCAGACATTACGTCTTGGCCCTGCGCCGCCAACAAACGGCCCGTCAAGTCCTTCTTCCCCCAACGGGTCATAACCAAAATGATCGTGCCACCAGGCTGAAGACGCTGACGAGGGCCAGAAGTATACCACTCATAGGCATTGTCGAATGCGCTCTCGCTTAAAGCGTCCTGTTCCGAATGCGGATCATCAATGATAAGTAAATCCGCTCCGCGACCTGTAATCGCCGCGCCAACGCCAGCAGCAAAGTACTCCGCGCCCGCCGTAGTGCCCCACTTTCCCGCACCCTTGTTATCTTCCTTGAGATTGGTGTTAGGAAAAATCTCTTTATAAGCCGGATCATCGATCAAATCCCTTACCTTACGGCCAAATCGTACCGCCAACTCCGTGTTGTGCGTGGCCTGAATGATTTTTAACTTAGGGTTTCTACCCAAAAACCAAGCAGGCATCAAGAAACTCGCAAACTCGGACTTGGAATGTCGAGGTGGCATGTTAATAATCAGCCGCTTGAGCTCCCCTCGTGCAACACGTTCAAGTTTTTCAGCAATAATCCGGTGGTGCTGCCCCTCGATGAAGTTCTCATACACATGATGAGCAAACGGCATGAACTTTTCTGTTGCTTCTTCTCGCAACTCAAGCCGCCTCTTGGCCTCAGTTAAGGCCAAGATCTCCTTTAAGGCTTCCTCGGGAAGTGCGTGTAGATTCATTAGCTGGTTCTAAACGGTAAAGACGCTAGTCCTTGTTGTGCAACTGTAATAGGTTGTATGTTAGGTGTTGGTACAACGAAATTAGGCTGCACTGGAGGGGCCAAGGTCGGCAGAGTATACGCACCCGCAGCCGTGTAAGACGCTGCGGGCATCGCAGGAGTCTGAACCTGAATTTCTGGACGGTTAAACACGTCGTTCGGGTCTATCACACAAGCGTTCGTAGCAGGGTCCATCATGTAACCCACAGGACAGGGATCAATAGTCGTCGGGGCCACGCCAGCGACCGCAGGCCCAGGCTGACTGATCCCAGGTCCGTCGTCCGATTTGTTTGTAGGGAAATTCGGATCGACTTGAGGAGCACCGATCTTAGCCATCGCTGCATCTTGATCAATAGTCGGGTCCATGACCTTGGCGGTGTCAGACCGTGAGCCCGTGTAAGACAAAGGATTGCCGTCCGCATCCACGGATAAAGAACCAACAACCTGCCCGCCCTCCATCACAGGGACATAACGAGCCGTGGCAGAGTTAGATATACCAAGCGCCTTGGCAATGCCACTGGGCTCATAACTCCCCGTTAACTGCTCATAAGCTCGGCGCTGGTCCATGTCCGCTAAGTAATCAATGCCCTGAAGCGCGGGCATGCCTGAAAAAGGACCGAATCGAGGCTCGTCCAACTTGGTCCCAAGACCAAGGACCGCGTCAACATACTCTTGGCCCGTTAATCCAGCGTCAGCTAACATCTTCTGAGCGTTTGCCCGGCCCTCGCCCGCAATGGTTTGAGTCTTTCCATCGCCGTCAGTGTATGAAAGAGGCTGACCACTCGTCAAATTAACGCCGCGCTCGGTGCTCTGACCGTACGGATCAGCCGCCGCCGCTATCCGCTGCTGCATAAACCGATCTTGAAACGCCTGATCAACGTTGGGGTTAGCAACGTTCGTATCGTAAACCTGACCACCTCGTCTCTCTTTATTGTCAAAAGGAGTGAGCCTGTTGATCATGTCGTCCATGTAACTATTAACAATACGAGGGTCCCGAGCCCCCGGCTCCGCAGCCATCGCAGTTACCCTGTTGGGCATAGCGTAAGTTGTTTTGCCATTAGGGTTTGTGCTTTTAACAGCGCGGGGGTTGTTGTCCTTGTAACTAGCCTGAACCTTCGCAAAGTCGCTCTTCTCTTTGCGTGACACAGGACGGATGTTGCCCTGAGAAGGAGGAGGAAGAATGTCCGTGGTCGTCCCAGACATAACATCCTGACCAAAAGTGCTGCCGCCGCCGTCGTCGCTGCCGCCGCCGCCGCCGCCACCTTCTTTGTCCCCGCCATAAAATATCTGGGGTCGGATCGGGTTCAAACCCATTAAATCAAGCAGCTTTGTCATGCCAAGCACCTTTGTTTGGGAACGTCCCGTTCCTGTTTCCGCGATGAGCAAGCACCTCAGTCACCCCTGGGTACTGAATCCAAAACTGCTTTCTCATTTCTTTACAAATCCACAATACATCTTTTTTACCATGCGTGGCAATCATATCTACAAAAACCATTACATCGCCCTCGTCACGGGCAAAAATCTCCGGGCCGCAATAATCCTTGCTGGCAAACTCCTCACGAGTCATAAACGCCCAGGTGATCAATCCAACGCACACCCCATCCCTGTAAAACAACCGTATCTGATCATTGTCAATTGCAGGCAATAACCGCCAAGAAATCGTAGAGGACGGGAAGTCCCTATAAGACTCAGACGTGCACCAAAGATTTAACGCATCACGAATCATCCGCCCCTCAAACTCGCTAAACCCTGAAACCGATCCAAAGCATTCCCGCCACTGCCGCGGCTCACAGACGCACTCGCCTTCAAAGGACTAACCTTCCGGGGACTAAAAGCCTTGGTCAACATGGACAAACCAGCCATCGCAGACTGATAGTCATCAGCCTCCGATCCACCGTCCGACTCCGCTAACGTCTTCAAGGCAGCCTCAATACCGCCAACCGTGTCAGGCCGAGACGAAGTACGAACAGGCGCAAACTCCTCCGCGTAATCACTCAAACTCGTGCCGTTAGAATCCGAAGGGTTGTACTCGCCTCCCGACTCAAGGAAATTCCTCATCCCCTGCTTGCCGCCAAGATGAGCCATACTAAGCAAACCGTCAGGAGTAATAGTAACCCCCCCAACATCCTGACCAACGTACTTGCCCAAACCCTGCTCCGACACATAACTCATAATGTCGCCCTCGTGCCAAGCCTGAACCTCTTCCTGTAACTTCGGACTGCCCTTAAAGTCAGCCATCGTAAACTGTTTGCCCGTCGCAGACATGAAGTCCGCTAATCGAGCGTCGCCAAACTGGTACTTGCCAACGTAACCCTCATCGTTCTCAGCCGAATACCCGCCACTGCCCTGGCTCTCAAGCTGCCCTAAACGACTTCTGAACGGACTCATGTATAATACCCCCGAGGTAAACCGCCCCCAAACTGACTGGGCATCGAACCAAACGGACTGCCCGTCTGATAACCAGGCTGCTGGAAACTAAAAGGATTGCCCATGGACATCGGACCAGGAGACCC